ATAAGAGAAAACCAACTACCATTAATAGCAGTAAGATCTAAATCTGGTGGGCTACATTTATTTTTATTCTTAAATGATTGGTACCCTATTCAAGAAGTTCTTAAAGTTTTAAATGATTGGAATAAAACTTTTTTCTATTCCGAAGAAGTATTTCCAATGAATAAATGTTTGAACATGCCTTACTTCAATATGGATCAAACTACTGAGTTTGCTTACAACGATAACAATACTCCAGTAATGATAAATAATTTTTTAGAAATGATAACTAAAAAAACTGTGACTTTAGAACAGTTAAATAATATTAAAGTTAAAGAGTATGAACCAGAGAGTGATTGGAAACATTATCCTCCTTGTGTTCAGAAAATGATTTCAGAAAAATGGGAAGGTAACCACCGTAACGAATTGCTATTTAATGTCGGTGTTCTTGAAATGAAGAAAGCTGATGGCAGCTTAAATTCAAATGAGATACAAAATATTTTACAGAAAAGGAACTATGAAATATTTACAACCCCATTAGATCCAAAAGAAGTAGAGACACTTGCTAAGTCTATATCTAAAAAAGATTATACTTATAAGTGCCCACCTAAGACAAATGCAATTGCACCATTGTGTAACAAAGATCTATGTAAGTTAAGAAAGCTTGGTATTGGTTCACAAGTACCAGACATGATTGATGACTTTGAGCATGTAGAGTTTATTAGATCCACTAAATCAATTGAGTATACTTTTAAGTTTCAAGATGAGAAAATAATAATTAATCCAGAAGATATGAAAGATGAGAAATCTTTTAGAGTTAAATTACTTAGATATGGAATCTATTGGATGACACTACCTAAACCTAAGTCGGGACCATCTCCATTTGAAATGCTTATGGCAACCTTAGTTAGGAAAGCAGTTGAGAATGAGAAGATGAAATTTAAGGATACATTAGATGAAGAGAAATATAATTTCCTTAAAAAATTCTTTGAGTCTCATATTGAAGAAGATGACTTTGAGAAATTAAAAGATAATTATGTTATACTAGATTCTTCCACTAACATTTGTTATTTCAAAAAAATTACTTTTGAAAAATTCTTAGGTAGTGATAAAACATTTAAGAGTGCTAGTGAAGCATTGAATCTTCTTAATTGTGATAGACTTGATTATCATGAAGGTGTTAAGAATGTATGGTCAGTTATGATGCCTAAGTTTGTTGATTACAAAGTAGCAGAAAAAAAAGAAACAACTAAAACTGTATCGGAGATGGATGACGAATTCCACACAGGAAAGTTTAGAACTTAAAATACTTAAAGATCTTTACCATAAAACAGTGAAGATCTTTGGTCCTCCAGGTACAGGTAAAACATACACACTAATTGAAAAGGTTCTTAAAAGTTATTTAAGAAAAGGTGTTAAGCCAAATGATATTGCTTATTTATCTTTTACTAACAAAGCTGTGAACACTGCAGTGAGGAGAGCCATGGAATCTTTTCCAAATTATTCTACAGAAGACTTTTCAAGATTTAAAACACTACATACTTATTGTCGTAGATATTTTCCAGAAGAAGTATTTGATCCTAAAGATTGTACAATTGATTTTGCATTACAAACTAAAGTAATTAAATCTTCAGACAAAAGACTAGCAGATGATAACTTTATGTATAAGGATTGGTCATTAGGAGTTTATAGTAAAGCTAGAAACTTATTAATAGATCCAGAAGAAGCATACAAGATGGAGAGTTATAAGAGAGATTCACTTACAGTATTTAAAAGAAAGATAGATACTTACGAACATTATAAGACAGGGGGAGGAGAAAGATCCTTCATAGACTTTGATGATATGATTCAAAGAGCAATAACAGAAGTAGATTTCCCACCACTTAAAGTTTTAATCTTAGATGAAGCACAGGACTGCACCCCGTTACAATGGTCAGTGTTATATAAGATGGCACCTAAAGTAGATAGGATATATCTTGCAGGAGATGATGATCAGGCCATATACAAATGGAATGGAGCTGATCCAAAATATTTTACAAAGTTCTTTCCAGGTCGGAAAGTAAAACTAAGAAAGACTCAAAGGTTTGGAGAAGCAATTCATAGGTTCTCTCAAGTAATAAGAAGAGGGATAAGAGATAGTGAGGAGAAAGAATATCAACCAGGAGAATCTAAAGGATCTGTTAAAAGTTATTTATCATTTAAAGAAATACCTTTTGAATCACTAAAAGAAGATTGGTACATCCTAGGTCGTATTAATGAAACTGTAAATGAACTTAGAATGTTAGCTAAGGATGCAGGTTTATATTACAAAGACAATAAGGGAACCAAATGTTTTGATCAGAAACAATGGGAAGCTATTAAAGCTTGGACAACTATTAGTATGAATAAAAAAATAGATAAGAGAGCAGCACGTAATATGGTTAAGTATATAAGAGAACTTGATGACCCTGCATTTAGATTAGATAAATTTTGGAGGAACGAACCAGACCTAAGAGAGTATGACTTTCAAACTTTAAAAGAATGGTGTGGTTTAATATTAGAAGACACACAAAAAAATAAACCTTGGTATTGGATATTGAGAAGAAATTTTAAACCAAGACAAGTAAGACACTTCATAAGATTGTTAAGAAGATATGGACAAAAAGAATTAGATAAGGATCCAATAATAACAATTGATACAATACATAGTGTCAAAGGTGGTGAAGCAAATCATGTTGTACTTTATAGTAAAGGTAACTATCCATCTGACTATGCAAATAAGAACAAACAAGAAAAAAGTGATGAACGTAAGGTTTGGTACACCGGTGCAACAAGAGCAAGAAAAACTTTACATTTATTAAGAACAGACTATAAGTTTAACTACCCAATAGGATCAGACTATTTAATTTATGTCCAGGAGAAAAATGACAAATAACGGAATGTTCGATGAAGCTAAAGACGCAGATGAAAAACAAATTGGAGGATCTCACTATCAATCGTTTATTATTCAACCTTGGACTTTTATTAGGAAGAATGGTCTCAATCCATTTCAAGCAAATGTAATTAAATATGTATGTAGATATTTATTTAAAGGTAAAACAATAGAAGATATAGATAAGATTATCCATTATTGTGAATTAGAGAAACAGCATCTGAAAGAAGAAAAAAAATGAACGGACTACAACTTACCCTAACATTTAAGAAATCTATGTGGAACACACCATCAGAATATAAAGATTTGTCTGGTGCAACTGAGATAGCAATTGACTTAGAAACTAGGGACGATGGTATTAATGAAAAGCTTGGAGCTGGTTGGGCTTTAGGTAAAGGAGAGATTGTAGGATTTGCAGTAGCCGTTGATGGTTGGCAAGGATATTTTCCGTTTGGTCATTTAGGTGGTGGTAACATGATACCTGAACAAGTGAAAAAATATATGAAAGATGTATGTGCACTTCCTTGTGCAAAAATATTTCACAATGCTCAGTATGATGTAGGATGGTTAGAAGCATCAGGGTTCACGGTCAACGGACCAATTATAGATACAATGATAGCCGCAGCATTGATAGATGAAAATAGATTTCAATATAATTTGAATAGTTTATCAGTTGATTATTTAGGTGAGATAAAAGCAGAAACAGAATTAAGAGAAGCTGCCGCCGCTCATGGTATAGACCCTAAAGCAGAGATGTGGAAGTTACCTGCAGAACATGTTGGTTATTATGCAGAGCAAGATGCAGTGTTAACATTAAAGTTATGGCAAAGATTTAAGCAAGAGATAAGAACACAGAGTCTAGAAACGGTATGGGATCTAGAACAACAATTAATTCCGGTGCTGATAAAAATGCGTCAACGAGGAGTGAGAGTCCAAGTGGAATTAGCTGAACAACTAAAAAAAGAAATGATGATCCAAGAAAAAGAATTACTGGGGGCCATACAAAAAGAATCAGGAATAGAAGTAGACATTTGGGCATCACGCCAGATCGCCAAAGCTTTTGACAAAATGAAACTAGACTATCCACGAACTGAAAAAACAAATGAGCCTTCCTTTACACAAAATTGGTTAATAAATAACAAACATAAACTAGCACAATTGATTGTGCAAGCCAGAGAGATAAATAAATTTCATAGTACCTTCCTGTCATCTATTTTAAGATACCAGGTCAAAGGTAGAATCCATGGAGAGATACAACAACTAAGATCTGATTTAGGAGGAACTGTATCTGGTAGATTATCTATGAGTAATCCAAACTTACAACAAGTACCTGCTAGAAATAAAGATTTAGGTCCCAAGATTAGATCACTATTTATACCAGAAGAGGGTTATCAATGGGGCTCATTTGATTACTCGCAACAAGAACCACGAATGACGGTTCACTATGCAGCATCTATTGGAGACAACGGTTATGAGGGTGCACAAGAATTAGTAGAGGCATATAAAAATGATGATGCAGATTTTCATCAAACGGTTGCAGATCTTGTAGGTATTGAAAGAACTCAAGCTAAGACTATTGGGCTTGGTATTATGTATGGAATGGGTAAGAATAAATTAGCTTTATCATTAGGGGTTACTAAGGATGAAGCAGATGAGTTAATTGTAAAATACAATAAGAAGGTTCCTTTTATTAGAAAACTTTCCGACAGATGTAAGTTAGCAGCAGATGAGAAGGGTGTGATTAGAACTAAAAAAGGTAGGAAGTGTAGATTTGATAAATGGGAGACTAGAGACTTTGGACTCCATCAAGCAGAAAAGTTTGAAGATGCAGTTGCTAAGTATGGTAGAAATAATATTAAAAGAGCCTTTACTTACAAAGCTTTGAATAGATTAATTCAAGGATCCTCAGCTGATCAAACAAAACAATCAATGTTAGATTGTTACAATGCAGGACATTTACCTATGCTTCAGATACATGATGAACTTTGTTTTAATATTAAAGATGATGCTCATGCAGATAAAATAAAATCTATTATGGAAAAATCAATTGATTTTAAAGTTCCTTCAGTAGTTGATGTCGGACTTGGAAAGAGTTGGGGAGATGCTAAATAGAAATTTTCCTCATGATAACAGAGACTTAATAGCTTATGCAGCAGGATTGTTTGATGGTGAGGGTAACATTAATTACGCACAATATAAATGCAATAAACCAAACGGTAAGACTTATTTAAAATGGAATGTTGCAATGGAAGTTGCAATGACAGATTTAGATTGTATTAAAAATTTTTATGATATTGTTAAGGTTGGAAGTATTCATTTCAAAGGTATTGGTAAAGGATCATTAGGTAAAGTAGATCAGTGGAGATGGAGATGCTCACATCAAAAAGCATTACATCTTGCAAAATTATTTTTACCTTACAGTACAGTTAAAAGAGAAAGATTATTAAAAATTATAAACCACTATGAGTTTATTAAGCCGAAAGAATCCCTAGGAAAAAAGTTTAGTTTTTTAAAACTTAAAAAAAATTAGCCTGCTGCAGCTAAATTCTCTTGAACATCTTGATACTTCAGTTGATTTCTAAGAGATTTAATTTCACTCTCAGTTGCCAACATATCAGTAGTACAGCCACCGTTTGTCATTAGACTAGCTGACCAAGTATGTTCTTTGTGTTGAAGTTTTTTTAACACCTCCAATTTTTCTTTACTTAACATCTACGATCTCCTCGTATGTTACGTGGAGTCTTTTATTACCAGTGAAGCCATCATTGATAACTTCGGCACTACCGTCCTCCACTTGTTCGGACACTCTTAATATCGCTTCTTTGCAATCGGCTGCTTCAACTACTTGGTTTACTTGCAAGCCTCCCATGTATGCTTTGATACGATAAGCTGTCATAAGATATTATAAGATATTTCAAAGCTTTGGTCAATATCCATGCCCTGACTGTCAATAGCATAACAAAATACATCATAAGAGGCCATAGAGCCCCCTAATCCTTCGATCTTACGTTTTTGAGCTGTACCTATAGCCTTAGCCATAGATCTGCATTCTGGGGCATCTGTAAGGTTATCTCTAAGGTATTGTCCACACTTTGTCTCTCCATTTGGGTAAGTTAAACAAAATGAAGTTAGTAATATAAATTTAAGAATCATTAGGTTTGAGTTACTTCTTTGCAAATAAATTTTGTATAAATGTCATACTTATTTACTTCTTCTCTACCTATTTCTTCCAACATATCAACTGATTTTTTGTACCCATCTAAGGTGCATGAGTACATATCTATATAATTATTAGTAATTTCTAAAGGAGGCATGCAGGTATTACTTACTGTTGAACATACATACATTATTAAAATTAATTTCATTGACTTTTAATTACATCCCATATATTTAAGATACCATAACAACAACAAACCTACAATGGAGGATAAAAAAATGGCAATTATGTTTGAACCAAAAGGTGGTAGAGAAGTTACTGAAACATCTCATACACCTGATGTTTTACCGTTAGGTCAAAAACCTGAAGGTGAATTAAATTCATTACTTAGAATGCAAAATGCATTTAATAAATTAATGAGTAGCTTTAAACTATTAGAAGAAAATATAGTTAAATTAAAAGATGAAAATAAAAGACTCAAAGATACTTTAGGTATTACTGAAACTTTAGATCCTTTAGTTTTAACTGAAGATATGGAAGTAAAAGAAGAAAGCCCTTTGAACGATTTAAAGGAGGTTATCAATGGACATAAATAAATGGAAGTCAGTAGCTATTCCTGCCACTGACTATAAGATTTTAAAATCACTTTGCAAATCAAAGTTTAGAGCTCCAGGTGCTATGGTCTCAAAACTTCTTAATGATTATGTAGAGCATCAAGCTAAGAAAAATAAAATAACT